TTTTTTTTGATTAAAAAAAAAAAAACCCCCCGCGCGGTTGGCGGGGGACACTCTTTATTAAATATATAGACTTTGCTCCGTATACATAGCCTTTTTTATGCCATAAAGCCTTGGCAGCACAATCCGGCTATCTCTATCTTGTAGATTCTTACACCGTTTCCACTCCGGGCTTCACATAGTGTATTTCACAGAGCTCCATTCCTTCTTCCACTGTCTTTATCGGAAGAATCTGCAGCTTCTCTTTTACCTCATCCGGTACATCCCGAAGATCATCTTCGTTCGCCTTCGGAATCAGAACGGTCTTTACCCCGGCGCGTTCCGCTGCCATAAGCTTTTCCGGAAGTCCGCCGATCGGATTAACGAGGCCTTCAAGGGAAACCTCTCCGGTCATGGCGATACGCGGGCTGACTGCCTGTCCCGTTACCAAAGACGCAAGTGCAATGGTGAGGGTAATTCCGGCAGAAGGCCCATCCTTCGGGGTTGCTCCGTCCGGCACGTGAATATGCAGATCATTTTCCTTGAAAAGTTTTGCTTTATCGGGGAACATAGACTTCACAAGGCTGATGGCAATCTGCGCAGACTCCTTCATCACATCACCAAGCTGTCCTGTAATGTTCAGCTTTCCTTCGCCCTTTGTGAACATACTCTCAATATAGAGAATCTCTCCTCCGACTGCGGTCCAGGCAAGACCGGTAACAATACCCGGCTTTCCCTCTTCCTTGACTTCTCTTCTATGAAGCGGATTCATGTCCAGATATTCTCTTAAATCTTCCTTCCCTACGGAAATCTTCTCTCCCTTTCCCTTAACAAGATGGACTGCCGCAATTCGGCAGAGGGTGTCAAGTCTCTTCTTTAAGCCTCTGACACCGGCTTCTCTTGTGTAATCGGAAATAATATTTTCCAAGGCTTCATCCGTAAGTTCTACATTTTCCTGTTTTAATCCTACGCCCTTTAATGATTTCCGAAGGAGATGGCGCTTTCCAATCTCAAACTTTTCTCTCGGAGTATAGCCCTGATACTGAATGACCTCCATTCGATTAAGTAATGGAGCCGGAATGGTATCCAGGGAGTTCGCCGTACAGATAAAGAGTACATCGGATAAATCATAAGGCACATTCATGTAGTGATCCGTGAAGGTATTGTTTTGCTCCGGATCCAAAACTTCAAGAAGGGCTGCCGCAGGATCTCCGTTATAGGAAGAAGACAGCTTATCCACCTCATCCAGTACCATGACCGGGTTGGAAACGCCGGACTTCTGTATTCCGTCCATGATTCTTCCCGGCATAGCACCAAGATACGTTCTTCTATGTCCGCGAATATCTGCCTCATCTCGTACACCGCCAAGGCTTACACGAACATATTTTCTTCCTAGAGCCTTCGCAATACTTTTTCCAATACTGGTTTTACCGGTACCGGGTGCACCCACAAAGAGAAGGATGGATCCGGACTGCTGCTTTTTCAGATTCATGACCGCAATCTGCTGAATCATTCTCTCCTTAACCTTTTTTAAGCCGAAGTGATCCTCGGATAAAACCTTCTCCGCTTCATCAAGGTCTATTTCCTTCTGTTCTTCCTTCTTCCAAGACAGTCCGGTCAGGAAGTCCAGATAGTCATAAAGCATACCGGCTTCCTGTCCGTTTGTGCCTTCATTTTTCAAGCGATTTAAAATCTTCGTAGCTTCCTTTTTCGCCGTCTCATTCATGCCGGCTTCTTCAATACGAAGTTCAAACTTACGAAGGTCGGAAACCTTCTCCGGATGCATCTCATCGAGCTCTTTCTGGAGATAATCAATCTGCTTTTGGAGGGCCTGCTCCTTATAGAGCTTCTGATAATCCTCCTGCTGCTGGGTTCTCGCATCGGTGGTAACCTTGGTTACCTCTATATATTCATAGATAATCTGCTCCAGCATCTTCGTACGAACGGAAAGTCGATCCTCCTGCAGGACGTGGTACCGCTCTTCGTTGTTAATGCTAAGCCAGGGGGACAGAACACAGCCCACCTCTTGAATCGACTTATGGCGTTCAATCATGCCCGCCATAACCTTCCCTGCATGGAAACGTCCTACCAGATCTTTCAGCTCTTCCTTAATTTCATTCAGCTTTCTTCCGGCTTCTTCCTGATCCAAGTCCTCCACATCATAAAGAGGGGTCGTCTTCAAAACAAGGGGCTGTCCTTCCTCCTGAGAAAGCTCCTCAATACTTACTCTATTGCCTGTTGCAACAACTGCATAGCCGTCCTGACTGATTTCCTTGATTGTACCTTCTACCGCTACAGGATACACTTCCTCTTTATGAAGTGCCTTGGTATCCACTTCATTTTTATGTAAAACAGCCAAAAGAAGCTTGTCCCCTTCTTCTACTGTCTTTCCTGCCAGAGTTCTAAAATTATCAATCTGAAAATAGATGGTGGAATTCGGCAAAATCATCATGTTGTAAACCGGTACTACTCGCATAGCCTGTCCTCCTCGTTCCTTATTTTTTTCTTTGGAAAATACCTTTAAAGCCTCCTCCACCTTACCGGCATGCTCCAGCTTGTCTTTAGGAAAATGCACCTCCTCGACTGCTTTCTCGGAAGCTGCAATTCCCTTCTCTTTCGGAATTTCTCTGGAAATGGCAGAAATCATCCCTTTCTTTTTCTCTTTTTTTTCTGCCTCTTCTTTCCTTCCTCTTATCCATTTTTTTAGTGCGTCCACTAATTGATTCATTTTCATACACATCCTCTTAAAAACAGAAAAGAAGCTTCTGCTCTTCTTCCCCGTTTTAGCTTCAATGATATACGGGAGCAGTTATCTCCCGCACTGTATAGCGTTAACAACGCGAAAAAGCTGTAAAGTATCTTCCTAAAAGTCCAAGGACTCTTTCAGGCAATCCAACTTACAGATTTCCATAGCCGTTTCGATAAAGCTATATTTGTTGTTAGCAGTCAAATATATAGAGTGCTAATACTTTTAAAAGAATAACACCCTGTATACAGGGTGTCAAGTTCTTTAGAAATTGTTTATTTCTAATCCCACTCATGTTTGTTCCGCTTTTCTCTTTTCTGTTCGCGATTAAAATAATATAGGAAAAGGCCGAAGACGGAAAGACTGAAAGAGGTTCCGAAAAAGAACATCCCGCTTTCATCTCCCGTAACTACCTTTCTGGTTACTGTAAAAAATTTGGTCATAATTTTCGGAACTTCTGCAAGTACATCACCCTTATCTTTATGCTCGTATATCTTTGGGTCCTCTCCCGGAGGAGTAGACGGTGCGGGCGGTGTTTCCGGTGTGGAAGGTCCGGGCGGAGTCTCCGGCACCTTTGGATCCGGGGGTCTATTCGGGTTAGGCGGCTTTGTCGGATCAGGCGGTCTCGTCGGATTAGGCGGAGTTTCTGTAGTGGGCTCCGGCGGTTTGGTATATTTATTATGAAAAAGGATTTCTCCCTGCTTCACATCCTGCTTTGCAGGATCCGGATTATCATTCTCCGTCACAACAATGGCAGCCGCCAAGTACGGAGGATAACTGTGCCCCATCGAATCTTGCGTCTGTAACCCTACTCTTATTTTCACGGTATACACACGGCTGTCATACTCCATATGCGGATTCGTCCCTGCAATCTGCCGAATGGTATACACATATTTCTCATTTCCCGCAAACGACTCCTCATGAAACTGCATAGCGGGAAATGTAAGAGTCCTTTTTTTATTTTGCGCGGAAAATACGCCCTCTATCGTATCCGGTACGGGCAATGCCGAGGAAGGGCTTACTTTTTCAATAATAAAGCGGAATGTTTCCGCCGGAACTTGTTCTCCTTCCACTTCAGCCACAATCGGTATTTCTAAAGATGCCGGTCTGGGGGCCGCAAAAACCGCAGCTGTATTCATCCATTTTCCAAACAGAAAACAGAAGGCAAAAAAGCAAACTGCCAATATACGAAAAATCGCAAGTTCTCTTTGCACTTCCCTGGCTTTCATCTTGCCTCCCCTCCTTTCCTACTCTTTGAGACCCAAATCCACCTCTCGCATTATATTATCGGCAATATTTTCAAAAATATATATGTAATTTAATATTTATTTATAACGAATATATTCTATTCCCGTACATTACGAGATAGCGCTAAAATAGTATGGCTAAAAATTGTATTGCTAAAAATAGTATGGCTAAAATTAAAATCACTAAAAGCTTTACCCCTCTCGAGGAACAAAAAAAGACCCGAGTTCTTCGCAACTTTTGCTTAAACTCAGGTCTTTTTTATCGCGGAGATGATGGGATTTGAACCCCTTGAATCCCGCTCAAATAATAGCAAAATATGTATGTTTCTGAAGATTTGTGACTAATTTCGTGACAAAAATTATGCCTATAAATCCTTAGTCAACAATTTCAACTCGATTGTCTCTTCCTATTAGAAGAGATTTCACAGGATCGTACACTCCATCTGCGCCTACAAAATCATAGCCGTCACCTTTCGCTTTTCTGACTTTGGCATTGGTCGCCATCAAGCCGGACTTGGTCAAGTAGTACCACTTTCCTTTATCCTGTAGCCACTGTCCGGAAAGCATGCCTCCGTCTTCGCCGAGGTAGTACCAGCCTTCTTCGGATTTAAACCATCCCTTGATCATGAAGCCCGCATTGTCGAACACATACCAGCGACCGTTAATATACTCAAATTTGCCACATACAGGCGCGTTATCCTTATAGTATAGCCATTTATCCTGTTGCTGTTTCCAACCCTCTAAACGGGGCGCCTGCTGCACTGCGGAAGCTTTCCTTTCTTGATGGAGCTTACAGGCTTGATAAAAGCACCAGCTCACTAATTCCCCGCACCACGGCTCGGAGACAACCTTTCCGTGGTTATACCAGACGCCATACTTAGTATAGTTGCTCTTTCCTCTGTTGGCATGCTTATCCTCTAAGTTTCGTGGTGTAGCCTTTTCTTCGTAACCGATTTCCCCTCTAACCACTTCAAGGAACTCTTCTACGGTGCAGGTCTCATCATCAAAGATAGGTCTACCAAAGCCGCACGGCCAAGACCTATCCCCAACCTTGAAATTCCGATAAATCTTTCTCCGGCATTCCCCTCCGTTTCTATCCTTTTCTGCTCCGGAGGTGTTTCCTTCGACTGCGGCTAAATCCGGCAAAGGAACTTCGTCAACCACTCCGGTATGACCTATTCTTCCTAGAACTTCACTGAAATAGAAGATAACATCTCCTTTCTGCGGCTGCTTATGCCAGCGCCCTGCTCTTTTAAATCGCCCTGCCCCATCCGGTGTAAATTTAAAATAATCCCCACACAGTGCTCTTTGTCCCATTTGATATGGATTCATGTTTTGTCCTTTCTGAATGAGAAACTATCTTAAAGCTTCTCAACTCTTCTCAACTTTTCTCACCACCATAAATAAAAAAAGGGCAATACATTTCTGTACTGCCCCTTGTGAATGCCGTTGTCCTTATCGCTTTCTCGGAACAGGACTCGGAGAATTGTCTACCGTAGCACCGGTTAATCCGATGCCCGGGCCTGTAGTCTTATCGGGATTCGGTGTCACTCCCGGTCCGTGCTCCTTGTCCTCTTCACCTGCTCCGTGATTGTATCCTAACGGTCCTCTGGTGTTATCTACCTTTCCTTCGCTCGGTACAGGTACCTTCTGTTCCTTGCTATCCTCTTTGATTCCATCATACGTCCAACTTGCTTTTCTACCTGTAATCATAATTTTCTCCTCTCTTAAAAACATTTTTTTCAATGTTGGCCAAACTCAAATTCCTTGAAAGTGGCTCCTAGTCTTACGGGCCAACATCTTGAATTCAATAATTTTTCAATGTTGGCCAAATTCAAAATTAAAACAGTTGCTTGCCAACCTGATTTGCTCCCGTACTGGCCAAACCGGAAACGATTCCAATTGCAACAGCATTGATAACATCTTTTGCCGGAAACTCCGGCATGGTCATCATGGCGATAACACCTAATGCCCCTCCGATAACGCCACACACCGCAGGGATGTACTTATTATCCAGTGAATCCACTGATTTCCAACCCATACCTACGAGGTATGCGATAACCGTAATTCCAACAACGCTTCCAATTCCAAAATCCATTTTGTTTTCCTCTCTTTCTTTTTTGTAAATATAAAAATAGCGTGGAGCTTTCGCCCTACGCTATCTTGATACCTTTAGGAGTGATTCCTATAAGCCGCAATATTCTTTTATACCTCTCTGCAGCACAGCGGAGAAATTCACATTCCTCTCCTCTGCTATGTCATTTAACCATTTAGGAATGGTCAGCGTTTTCTTCACTGCTTGATTACTAACCTTATCCCTAATTAAGTCCGGCCAAGCTTCAATGAAATAAACATTCTTCGAAGAATCCTCCGGAACCGTGGCACTAGGTAAGTCTTTCCCATGCTTTAAATAGGAAAAAAGTAATGCTCCAAGTAAATCTCTCGCATTGCTGATTGCTTCCTCTAAGCTGTCTCCATCAGTAAAACCCTCCGGAAAGTCCGTAAACTGTACCTGATACCCCTCTTCATCTTGCGAGATCTCACAAGGATAAAAAATTCTCTGCATACGCAGCCTCCTTTTATAAGTAGCCGGGGCTAGAATTTCAGCCCCGTTATCCTTTCGATACTCGACAATGTTCCGTTCTTCATTACCTTCTTATCACATTTGACAGGACACATTTTCCCATCTTTGTAATAGATTTCATGAGAGCCGGTAGTATGGTCTAAAACCCAACCATTCTTTTTCATTGTCTTAGCTACTTCTCTGTAAGGTATATTTCTTGACATGTCATCCTCCTTACAGAATATATAATACGTGTTATTTAGACGTATGTCAAGGAATTTTTTACCGTTTTGTAAATATGGTTATCAGTTTAAGAAACGTACTTTACTACCGTGAAAAATCATGCTTTCTAAGTCTCTCTTGATACTGCTCTTTGATAAAGCCACTTGTCGGTTCTGTAATACCGTTTTTAAAATCCGAGTGCTTTACGCAATATTCTTCATACTCATTAATATCCGCTAGTGCTTGGTCAAACCGTCCTTTACTAGGTTTTTTCTCTTCTTGCAGTTCATCACCAAATCTAAGAATTCGAACCCGTGCAGAAATAGCTACATTTTTGTCAAGCTTCTTATCTGTGTTCGCAATCTTTTCATCAAGGGCATCAATCCTATCCGACATATCCTGCTGGATGCTCTCGAGCTTTTTGTCAAGAGCATTAATTCTGTCAGACATTTCCTTCTGTGCCTGAATCATTTCCGCATTTATCTCTCTCCCTATGAATGAAAGAATCATGCTCCAAGGCTTCTTACCTTTCGGTGCATACTTCTGCGCCAGTGTAAAAATCCCGGCAGTAATCCAGCAGAGTGATGCCAAAATGGTGTTTAAATCCATAAGGCTAAAAAACGTATTAAAATCTATCATTCATCTCTTGCTCCTTCCTCGGCAACTATACGAAGAATCTCATCCTCCTGTTCTTTCGTAATCCACCGCTTTTTTACCGCAACATCGAGAATTCTTTTATTTAAGTTCTTCTCCATTGCCAGTCCTTTTAAATACTCAAACATTACACACCTCCTAACGCATCAAGTACAAGCGTATCGATTACCTCTTTAAGCTCTGCATTTTTTCTTGTAAGCTCTGCAATCTGCTCTGCTTCCGAAGGAATGTACTCGGCAGGAGTCTCACCGACACGAACAATTTCTACTTCCCCGTGCTCGTTCTTGTCCTCTTTCGTATCTACGTTGTAAAAAACCCCGTCTTTTACGATAGAGGGCATCCGTAGAACATATCTTGAGCTTTCTTTGGCATACGCCTCCGGACCATAGATTTTTCTTGCAGTCATGTCTGCATCTGTCGGATTTTCAAAAAGCGTGACGGCCTGCACCTCATGCTCGCCCGTCTTTCCGTTTGGTAAAATCAATGCAAAATCTCTTTTCATTTCTTCTCCTCTCTTTGGACATAAAAAGAGGAAGCCTATTAAAGACTTCCCCTAAAGGACTGTAGTAAATATGAAATTATGTCCCATCATTCATTAGGCTGCCCCATGCAATATAGATACAGCCAGTGCCTCCAGTGCCGGGATTGGAATAATTCGCACTTCCACCGCCTCCACCGCCGAGTCCATCTGTTCCATTATTACCTCTGGCATTACCACCGTTTCCACCACCCCCGGCACCGCCGGCGGCCTTTCCTCCCACACCCCCCCCCCAGCACAACACACA